TCATTGCGGATAAACTTTGCTGAAGTTGTGCTGGGTAGATAATTGTTACCTGTATTCCAAATAACTTCGCCATAAGAATAGTTTCTGTTTGCGCCCATCCAATTATATGTTGCTTGTGTTTTAACTTTGAAACTCATACTGCTAAGAATCACGTTAGGGCTTCCTCCACTAACACGAGTGAACACTGCTCTAAAATAAACGTTGCTGCTAACGGAACTAGAACTAGTTAATGCAATCCAAGTATTTGGTGCGGCGCTAGTAAATGTTCCACTAACGCCTGTATTACTTACTGAAAAAATAATACTACCACCGCTTATTGCAGTTGTTTCAGCACTTATTCTAAAATCGCCCACTACTGCACTTGTTGGTAGGTTAAAAATAATTTGTGGGCTATACCATCTACCGCTTGTGCTAGTTCCGGTTATTTGAAGATTATCTGTATCAGCACTTAAGTTTGCTAATGTTGCGCCAGTTAGAAAGTCTATTTCATCGTTGTAGGGCGTTACGCTTAATTGACTTAATCTGAAACGTGTTCTATTTTCTGTTACTTGGTTAACAATTGCTTTTGTTGTATATGCGCTTAAACTTAATCCATTAGGTGCATCACCCAAATTTACGGGATCATTGGGAGTGAACAAGCGGACAATGGGTTGGTCACTCAATATTTGAGTTAAACTTCTTAATTCTACTACTACACGACGTCTTTGACTTATAGATACATTACCAATTAACCCGCTTTGAAATATTAATTTATCAGCTGGATTAGCCCAATTAATTACAAATACTTCATATGCTGTTCTATCGTAATAGCCTGCAATAAGAGCATTTCTATTAAAACCTGTTGTTACATCATCACTTAATAATAAACTAATGTCTAAATTACTGATAAATCCATTTTGACCAAAAGTAAACTCTGTGGGGTCTGCACCAGGAGCATAAGTTAACCCATTATAAGTTAAACTTTGATCATGACTGCTAAATCCAAATTCATATCCAGCAGGAGTTGTAAACTTAAAGCATAAAGCCCAAGTTAATGTTTTTGAACTTAAATCACTTAATATTGATGCACCAATTGTTTTAATAACGCACCTCCTGTATAGTAAAACCACTCCAAGTTTGTGTTGAACTATTATTTTTAGTTACATCAAATGAATCTGTATCAAATCTACAAGCAATATCATATTCATATTTGGCTTTTAATACACTTCCTGATAAAGGACTTGGGATATTAATAATACCAGTAGTTGTGCTAATAGTATAATCAACACCTCTTGTTAATAATGTTGTATCAATATACAATTCAAAATCCTGTGAGGGGTGATTTAAATCATAGCTAATACCAGCTGGGGGTATTTGTCCATTAACTCTGGGTAATTTGATATCTTTGGCATAAGTTAAACTACCTGTTGTGTATTTTTTATTTAATTGGTAATTACCAACTCCAGTATAAGCAGATATATCAGCTGGTTCAGCATTTTTACTGTGATCCCATAAGTAATCGGTCCAATCTCTAAATCTAAATACATAAAATCTACCACGCATGTTCATATAAAAGTCTTTTACTTCTGCCATAGTGCCATCAGGCAAATTATCAATATTTGTTGTAAATTTACGCAATGCCCTTGAATAATAACTTAATCTTAATTCTTCGCCACTAGCAGTTCTAACTATTTGTGTATTCCATTCATCAGCAGCATTGCTGAAATAACTTACGTATTCGGGAAATACTATGTTATTAACTATTTCCATTAACCACCATTCCTTTTGCCTCTTTGATTAGCTAGATACATGTCGCGTTCAATTTCACTTCTTGATTGTCTAAAACTATTTGGATTTGGGGTAGTTATATTAAACACGTTGGTTGTTTGTGCATTATTACCCCCTGAAACCTTAACACCCAAATCTCCAGATTTAGTTCTTGCAACAGGCAATACAGCTTCAGGTCCTGCTTCGCCTGTTAAACTAAATTTATTACCACGCATTGGTGTAATAGTTGGTCCATTAATTATTCCGCCTTTAGCAAAAGGAACAACATTGCCGTTATTAAACACATTACCTTTAGCACTAAAAATAGTATCAAATATACCTTGCAACCCGCCACCAGCAGCACCAGCAGCACCGCCAGTTGCGCCACCTAATAAGCTGGAAAATACTTGATTAAGCGCAATTTTAGTAAGTTGTTGAATAACTGAATCTACAAAGCCGCCAAATATGTTTAATGCACCTTTTAATGTGCCATCCCATTCAGTTGCAAATTTACTAAAAGTATCAGCAGCACCATCACTAATAGTTGAATATAAATCAGTTGCAATTTGTGCAAAGTTTTGACTATTTTCTTGTGCATTTTGTATTGCTTGATCCCAACCAAATTCAAAAGAACGTTGTGTTTGTTGTATTGTTCCTTCTAATTCTCTGGTTTTTTCTATTTCTTGGTTAAGTGAAGTAACACGATTGTTTAATATTTCAGTATTAACACCACTAGCGTTCAATTCATTAATACGTTTTAATATTTGTTCACGTTCACGCTCAAGCGGCAATGTTGCTTCAACTATTGCACGTTCACGTTCACTTAATCCTAAATTCTGTAGTCTTATGGCTGATTCTTCATTTTGTAATCTAGTTCTTTCAAGTAATCCTTCTAATGCAAAGCTTTGTGATTCTGCTTCTTTTAAATCACTTAATTCTCTGATTATTTGTGCTTCTTGGCTTAAAGTAGTTAACCCTAATTTTCTAAAATTATCTGATTGTTGTAATACTGCGGCAACTCTACGTTGTTCATCAGCACTACCTCTTAATGCTTCTGCTTCTTGTTTTAAACCATTAATGTATGTGGTTAGTTCGCCTCGCGGATCATCTTTAGCACCTTTGCTTTTAGTAGTAGTAGTTTCAGGTGGTGTAAATGTTTCACTTAATGGATTATCTTTATTAATACTTGAAGTTGCTGCTGCGGCTTTTTCTGCTGCTAGTCTGTTAGCTTTAATTTGATCTGCAATAGCATTTATTGGCGCTAATGCTACTTCGCCAGCAGTTGCAACTCCGGCACTGATTGCTTCACTTATAGCAGTCCCAGCTTCAATAAATGGTGCTGAAGCTGCTTCAGCAACACCAACAACGCCATCTTTTGCAGCAGCAACAGTAGTGCTTAAAAAGTCAGCACTTTTTTGAACAAAGCCGCTAACAGCAGCATCACCTAATCCTAAAAATCTAAATAAATTGTCAGCAGCACCAACTAAATTATTAATTAATTCTAACGCTCCGTCTACGAAACCCTTAATAATATCTTTTGCAATTTGAAATGCACCTGCTGTATTTTCACTAACAAACGTAGTAAATTTGTCATAAGCACCAGTTATTGAATCAATTGCATCTGTGGCTTCTTTACCTAAATAATTGCTTACGTCAGTAACAACAGTTAAAAATCCATTAAAAGCACTAATAACTGTGCTGGTTATTAGTTGTGCAATTGCTTTTAATATTTCAATTAAACTAAAGTTTTCACCTGTGACTCTGTTAATGGCAAATTGAAGTGCTCCAAGGGCTAATCCAACAGGACCCAATATTTTAAAGAAACGTAATAATGGACTTAAGTTTAATACAGCACCAAATCGTTGAAATGCACTTGATACTCCAACTGTTGCGGCTGCTGTTCCTCCTGCTCTTGCTTTTAATAAATCTAAACCATCTTTTAAGTTAGTAACTTCTGTTAATGTTTGTTTTGATATAAAAAAGTTTTTAAATACTTTGCTGGGAAAATTACGTATTTGGCTTCTAATGTTTTTTAAACTAAATCCAAATGTATTTAAGATAGTTAAACTTTTAGCTGTAGCACCACCCACAGCAACTATAGCTGGCGTAACACCACTAACTGCACCAGCAAATTTTAATACAACACCAGTTAAAGCTAATAATGTAGAACTTAAAGCAACTAGTCCAACCACAGCAATAATTTCACCAAACTGTTTGATTGCAAAAGTAACTGCATTAATAGCACCACCCAATACTTCACCAATAATTCTAGCACTTTCTGTTCCACTTGATATAAATGCTGTTAAACTTTGAACTGCATTTGTAAATGCCGCACTAAATCCACCATCACCAATAGCAGTAAAGAAACGTGTAGTTGCATCTGTTAAGTTACTTAAACTTTGGGATATTCCGCCTAGTCCTGCTGTGGCAGCACCAGCAAATTGTCCTTCATTTAATACTTTTAATAATGCTGCGGTTATTTTAGCAGAGCCCTCTGCTGTTTTACCAAACTCACTAAATTCCAAACGACTTATTTTAAGTTCACGTTGTAATGCAACACTTAAACCCGGAATACGTTCAAATACTTGTTCAAGTTCTTCTAGTCCAAGACCACCACTAGTACTTCTTCCTAATAGTCTAATGATTGCTTCAAATGCGCCAACTTTATCAGTTGCAACAGTAGCACCATTTTCAATTGTTTTAAGTAGTTCAGCAATTTGGGTAAAACTTTTTCCGCCAGTAAAACCACTTCCCTGTAATTGAGTTACAGCAGCAACTAAAGTAGTTAATTCTTGTCCGCTGGTTTCTGCCAATGTTTCCAGTTCTTTAAATACAAATGCACCTTTTTCAATATCTTGAAATGTGGCATTAAGTGTTCTTCTTAAATCTTCTGCTCTTGCATTTATTTGAACCAACCCTCGAGCCGCAGTTGTACCAATAACAGTTCCAACAACTGCTCCTAAAGCACTAGCAGCACCAGCTAAAAATCCTCTTGATCTTTGCGCAGCTTTGCCAATACCATCAACTGATCTGGCTGCTGATTGTGAATTTCTAGTAATATTTGTAATGGCTGCACTTCCGCTAGAACCTAATTTTGATATATTATTTGCGGCTGCACTGCTTCTATTTGATAATTTATCAATACTTTTGGCTGCTGAGTTAGCACTAGTTCCAAGTGAACTAGTTCCTTTACTATTTAAATTTTCTCTAATAGAACGGCCTGTTCTTGCAGCCCGTCTAGCTAGATTATCTAAATCACGTTCACCTTGCGTAATATCAATACGTGGTTCAACAAGTGCTAACTCAACCATTTTTCATTTTCCTAACTTGATGTTCAACATATACTTCATCAAGTTGACTTATAGCGCGCATAAAAGGAATAGGTTCAATATCCCAATTACATATGTTATGGTAATTTAACACATCTGTAGTATTTAAACGTTCAATACCCATACCAACTGCCCTAAATGAACTTAAATCTAAAAAGCTCTGTAATAAAAATTTACTTAAACCTTCAAGGGGCGGTAACTCCTCTAACATTCCAGCTTCAATCAATGCACGATCTAAAGCCCTGCCAGACAAGTCCGCCCTTAAATGTTTTTTGCTTCATCTACTGCTTCCTCTAAATTTTTAACAAAGAAGTTTTCAATGTCACCAACTGCATCAAATATTTGTTTAGATATAGTAGGAAACTTTTTACTGCAAAACTTTTCAGCAAGTTCTTTATTAAAAGGAATGGGTTTTCCATCTTTAGTTAAACCTTCCCAATCAAGCAATATATTATTTGCAATAAAGTTTGGTAACATGGCTGTTAAACCTTCTTCTATCCAATCTTCATTTGAAACTTTTCTGCCTATTTTTTTGTTTTTAGAGAAATAGTTTTTACGTTCTTTATCAATTTTTGATTGATATTCGTTTTTAGCAACGTTAGCAATTTTAATTTTAAAATCACCACCTGGTGTTTCAATTGTAACCCAAGTGCCATCACTCAGCTCATCGCTTACTTCATAATTAAATATTTCCATTTCTTAACTCCTTATGCTAGGTAATGTAGCGACACACTTTTACCAGTTAATGGACTAACGTTAGCTTGGAAAGTTGCAGCAACAGTAACAACTTCATCTCTAGCTGGAATAGCATTTGGATGAGCTGTAATAGTTGCATACGGTATTTCTAAACTAAAGTAATTTCCTGCTATGTCTTGTAAAATTGAACCGATCTGTATTTTGGTACCTAGTCTATAAGCTTCAAGTAATGTTCTATTTTTTAATGCAAAAGTAACTGTTCCTGTAACACCCACACTGCCTTCACTAATATCAGCAGCAAATTCACTTCCCAATGCTCTAAAAGGAGTAAGGTTATTGTTGACAGTAATTTCAACGTTTGTAACAAGTAAGTTTGATTGTGGAACGTTATCAACACTTAACCAAAACTTTTTAAAGTTATCGGTTGGATTTAGTTCTACAGTGTTGCTTGCAGGCACAGTTGCAGTCTTTGGATCAGCTGATAAACTTCTTAAAGTTGTACCTGCCATAGTAAATGTTTGTTGCGGAATTTCGCCAACACTTAATTTAAGGGTATATTCGCCAACAGTTAAGTTATTTCCAACAACATAAGTTGAGATGCCTTCATAACCTTGAACAAATGTAAATGCTTTTGGATAAACATCATTGGTTATTCTTGAAAACTTGTTAATAGTTAATGTATCAGCATTAGCACTAACAATTGGTGTAGCTGGATCTAAATAAATTGCAGTAGCAGAACTTTCAGGAGTTAATGCAACTGCATAAACACCATTTAGTTGACTTTCAACTGCGCTGGTAATAGTAAAACGTGTTCCGGGAGACATAACAGGAAAACCTGAACCAACTAGCATGTTTGAACCAACAGCAGCACTAGCGGTTACAAATTCTGCTGATATAGGAGTAGCAACACCAAATAGTGCGCCTTCTAATAAATCTGTTAATTCGCCAACTTGTAAATATGTAGAAAAGCCAGCATTTGTATCTTTAGCAACTGCAATTGGTGCAGTTGTTTGACGATCTGATCTAATAACTTCGCTGTCTGCTAATTCAACTTCAATATTAATACCATCGCTGGGTAATATATTAATAAGTTGCATTGCCGAAACATCTTCAACAAATGGATTTTGGCAAAGTGCTTCTGATTTGTATGCAAGGGAAGTTCTTCCACCTGTAGTAGTTAAACAAGCCATGTTTGGTCTCCTGAATAAATGAATAAATGTAGCTTAAACATATTTATACGCTTACTCATTAAATATAGTAATACTATATTATGGCTTCACGTCTACTCCAACGATAATTTTGTTCTACAATGTAAATGTGCTTGCCCATATCATCTTCACCCACATATACTTCATTGGTGGGATTAACTAATTGTAAACAATTTAAACTGTCAATTTCAATACTGCCTGTGGATATAATTTGACTTGTAATGCTGTCAACTATGCTGCTAACATGATTTGTTCCGCTGCCTTTATGTGCAACTATTTTAACTTCTAATCTAACTGCTTGAAATCTAAATGCACCATTTGTTTGCCATCCAACTGCAAATGGAGTTGTTAATCCAAAATCAACTCTATATACTAGGTATGTTTTACCTTCATCAGGTATTTTACCTCTATTTTCACCAACTCTATAAGTTCCTGGTGCAGTTAAGGGATTTTCAATAATGGATTCTAATGCGTTTTTTACTGCAACTCTACTCATCTTCTTCCTGCCACTAATTGAACAGCGCGCTCAAACCATCTAGCACCCTGTTTGGTTGCACTACCAAAATAAACAAATGGTGCATATGGGGCATCATTTTTAAGTATAAAACCTTTTTCATCTTCAATTAATTGATTTCTAGATACTAAAAATCCACTTTTAATTGGAGTTAATTTGTTGGCTTCTGTTAACACTTCTTCAGCAAATTTTTTAGTAGCATTTCTATTTATTTCTTTTAAATGCTCTGCTAATTGATTAACTTTAATTTTAGCCATTACAATCTTCCGCAATATATGGTGTATTCGGCATCAGCAGTAATATCAACGCCTTTTACTTCCCATCTAATATTATTGTGTATTAAATGACTGTTTGTATCTACATTTACCCCTGCTGAATTAACATAAAAGATAAAGTCTACATCTTTAAATTGAGGTTCGTTTCTATCTTTCTGCTTAACGCTGGCTTTTAATCCTTTAACTACTTGAGGCGCGCTAACTGCTAATACAGGATCAGCTAAAGCACTTGTTTCAATAACACCTGGAGTAAAAATGCTGATAGTATATTCAACACTAGGAAAAACACCCGCAATGCCAGAATGAATAACATTTTTAACTAGATCATTAACATCAATACTCATCTAACACCCTGATATATTTTAAAGCTAGAACCACTAGTATTAAGACTACTAGTTAAACTGCCATATTTCTTTAAGTATTCATTAACACGATTACTAATTTGATACATGTCACCAAACACTTCATTTGTGTCTCTAAAAGTAACACTTAACTCACCCACTTGTGTTGATTTAACAGCAGTAAATGGTTGTGCAGTTTCTCTATTAACACTATTAAGTTCAATACTTGTAATAGCAGCCGCAATCTGCACTGCAAGAGGTATTTCGTTGTTTGGTAAAAGTGTATTACTGTTATTGCATGTAGCATAAATGCCTTCTATTGGCACATTATCACGAGCCCAGTCTAACCCTTGAATTGCAACTGTTTTACTTCCAAGCCAAGTATAAGCATTGTCAATAACGGCTGCGCTTCTAATTAATAAGCTTTGTTGAACATCGGCACTTAAAGCAACCCATGTATCACCTTCGCTTTTACTTGCATATGTATAAATTAAGTCACTAGCCGAGCTAACTGAAATATAGCTATTAGCACTACTGCTGGATATATCTGTGTTAAATGCAATCATAGTTAACTCCTAAAATAATAAAAGAGGAGTTTCCCCCTCTTTTATTTATTACGCATATCAATAAATTAATATTAGTTTTTATGAACGCAAATTACGTATGGGTATTGACGTGCTAGAGGATAAGAATTTTGCCAATTGGTTGTAGTTGCAATTTCATCATTTGTTGGGCTGTTAGCAGCAGGAGTACCTACCCACTTTGTTCCCTTTAAATGCATAAAGTAACGTCTACGTGTAATCAATCTGGATAGTGAGCTTTTACCTTCACGTTCTACTTCGGTCATAACCATACCATTAACGCCATCGGGATGAACATTAACAATAACTGATTCAGGAGCAAATGCAAAAGTTGCATAAGCATTAAAGTTAGCTGTAGCTGAAACAACCCAAGTTGGAGCAACTGCGTCGTCAACTAATAGTGTTAAGCCTCTCCAAACACCAAAAGGTGCACCTTCGCTGGCTCGTTCAAAAGTAATTTCGTTGTTAGCTTCCATAACAGTGTATGTGTCACTGTGAACAACCAAATGTGTAAACTTCAAATATTGGTCGCCCATTATTTTACGTGTTTCTAACCAGTTGTCAACGTTGAAGCCACTATTAACATTGCCAGTAACATCATTAACTAGGAAACTAAAAGCGGAGCTTCTAGCAACACCAGTTAATACTGATTTTAAGTCTGCTGAATAACGATCAACCCAATAAGTATCACGTATAAAGCTTTCAAGTTGTCCTACAGGATCAGCACCTGCGTTGTATTTTGCAATGTCAAAGTCAGCAAAGCTTTTAGCACGTTCACGTATAATAGCAAATTCGCTTGAGCTTGTTATTGGGGTATCTGTTAGATCAGTACCACCCACCATTACTTCATCATCACTTGATGGTTCATTAAAATATCTAACAGTAACGGAGTTTCCACCTTCTGCTAGGTTTGCAAGTTGCATGTTAGCTACTACGGGTGAAGTAACAACACGACGTGCGTTTGGAGTAGGAAGAACAGTATATTCACTGAACTGTTCTGGTATAATTATATTAACTAGGTTTGTACCTGCCATTTTTCAATTCCTTTTAAAAGTTTATGTTTTTTTAGCTTGTGCTTTGAGTTTTTCAGCTAGTGCAGGATCTTTGCGAATTAGTTCATTCTGTTGGGTTCTATTGCCAGTAACAAACGGGTTATTCTCATTAACTACACTATTGTTACTAAAGCTACCACCAGTAAGACCACTTCCAGTTGTTTTATTGCTTTTAAAAGCCACGCTGTAAGCAGCATTTTGTTTAAATTCTTCAACTAAATCGCTAACTTCTGCTAATTCACCATTAGCTCTTTTAACAATATTACCCAAAGAATCCGTTACCACTACTTTTTGAACGCCTTCATGTTCTACAATTTTTACTCTGCTTTTTAAATGCGGTTCTAAAAGTTCAGTATAAGCATTATTTTTATTTAATGCTTCACGAATATGAGTTGTTTTAGTTAATTCCTCGTATTGGTTTCTATATTGGTTTACAGTTGTGTCTTTTGCAGCACGTTCCTGTTCCAATAACCTACGGGTTTCTTCTAATTCAGCTCTTGTTTTTTCTACTTCACTTAAGGGCTCACGCATTTTAGCTTTTGTATTAACCAAGTCCTTTTTAACGTTCTCGTTTTCGTCTGCTAATTTAAGCATTGCATTCAACTTTTCTAACCCACTAGTTAATTGATTAATTAACTCAGGGTCAAATCCCTTGTTATCTTCTTCACTCATTTTGTTTCCTTCGTACCACTCTAGAAAATATAATAGTTTTGTACCACGCCACTATTACTGTTATTTATATAGTATTATTGATTTACATCAATTGGTCTGTTATTTAACCCGCCTGGTAGTTCTCCGGATGTGTTTAATTCACTATCATCATCAAGTATATTACGTCTTTTACTTTCTTTTAAGTAAGTATCTCTGTCAATAATACCTTGCGCATACATATTTGTTACATATTGGAAGTTAGCAGTTTCTGGAACAATACTATCTTCAGTGTTTAAATTAACACCTGTAGTAAATGCGGGTATACTTCTATCATATAAGCGCATTAATTCAAATCCTTGATTAATAGCACTTTCTAATATTCTAATATTAGCACCCGGCACAACACCGCTTTCAATTTTGTTTAATATAGCACTTGTAGCAGTTATTTGGCTGCTGTTCTTTTGATTGTAGTATTCGCCACTAATAATACTCATCTTTTCTTCAATATCTTTTATTTCATTCATACCAGCGTTAATACTAGCACCTGAATGTTCAACAAACTTTAAATCTCCAGAATCTGGACCACCAATAATCATACCTGCTGTTATTGGAATTGTTTCATGTTCACTACCAGTATTCATTCCTTTAGCAAACATTATGGGAACTCTAGCATAATGATTAATGTTTATTTGGTCACTATAACTTTGGTAATGACGTAAATTTAATTCTGCTAGGTTTAAATATAAGGGTTTAGATATCATAAAACCCAATTGATTTAAGTTAAGAGTAACTATTGGAATAAAACCCAATCTGTTTGGCACAACATTAACTAGTTCAACAACTTCAGCACTTGATGCAGTTAATTTACTTCTATAAACTTGAATAACATCTTTGCTATATACAACGTATTCTTTGTATTTTTTAACTCCAAAAGCTCCTTCCTGTATGTCAACATATCTTACAAAACGTATTTGTGTTAACTCCATATTGCCATTGTTGAACTCATAATTCCAACCATACAAATTATTAGCAGGTATATGAACAAAGTAGGGTCTATTTAAATCGCCTTCCTGTATGTCATCATAAAGTGTTCTATTTGGACTTAATTGCGGGTTTTCAACTAGATAAAAACTAATACCATTAATATTTGCATCTTTGTAAAAGTTAATAGCCCAATTTTCCAAATTGGTTCCAGTCATATCAATATTTTGACAGTAGTCCTGTATTTTTGTTGGAACATCAAGACCCCATGTAACTCCATGTCTAAACGGAATTAAACTAATTTTATCAATAAAGTTACCATACACATTATATAAAACACTTCTACGTAATCTTAACTCATATAACTCATTACTTTCGCCCAAGTTCTTTGGAAGATAGAGAGTAGTATTTTCTTTTAAGTAATCATTACCTTTGTATAGTGCATTTGGAATATCTCTCCAATACTTCATAACTAAAAAGTCTTCATTTACAAACTGTGGTTGATGCGGATCATTTGTTATTTCAACTTGATTTTGATTACTAGTAGCACGTTCGCGTTCATAATAGTTTCTAACAGCAAAGTTATCTTTGCGACCCACCCAAACATCTGTCATAATTTCAATTCTCCAAAGTTAAAGTTTTTATTAACCATTGGATACGCATAATGTGTTGCGTATCTTAATGCGTCACCAATGTGATCATAACCTTTTGTTTTGTCAGGTCCGCCATTAGCTGAGTATTCGTGTTTTCTAAAAGTAGTAATTAATTCTTTACATTTACTATTTACATATAATCTTCTAGTTTTATTAGCATTATATAATAACCCATTAACTTCGTTAATACTGTCCTCTACACGCGGATTATGTCGCATATCATGGAATCTAAATCCCTTGCTTTTAATAATATCAAAGTCAGTTGTTAAACTGCTGCTTTTTGTATTTCTACCCGATGCGTCTGGTACTATAACAGTCCTTTGTCGAACTTTTTCTGGTAATATTTTTAATAAATGATCCATCATTTCAAAAGTATTTGAGTTATACAATACTACTTCATCAACAACGTGTAATTCGCGTTTAGTTATATCCTTCTTACAAATAACAGCACACATTTTGGCCACGTTAAAGTCAAGTCCAATTATAGTTTCATCCCGGGAATCTAATTCAAAACTGTTGTCATAATTAATGTTGTCATCGCTAAATGCATAATATATTTGTGAAAAACTGCTGTTAAATTGCGCTTCGTATTCCTGAGCAAACTGTAAAAAGCCCATTTCGTCTCTAGCTTTTTGTATTTCTTCTTTACTTAAAATACCAGCATCTACACTACTGCAATGAAAGCTAGTCCAATCTGTGTATTGCGGATTATTACTCACCCCATTTTGATAAAAATCATAAAACATGTCATAGCCATTTGGTGTTGAATAAACGTCCAAGCTGGCATTTTTATCTGATAGTGCAGGTCTTAACATAGTCCAAACATAATCTTGATTTTCAAAAAACGCAAATTCATCTAATACAACGTGATCCAACCCCAACATACTACCTCTTAAGCTGTCTGGATTACTAGCACCTTTTAGTGTTATTTGACTGTTATTTTTAAGAACTATTTTAAGTTCACTTTCATATGTTCTTTTTATTAAGCTGGGATGATAAAACATTTTAAGACTAGTCCATAAAATGTTTTTAACTGCACCATAAGTAGGTCCCACATACCAAATATTTTTATTAAAGGCGGGAGTGCCATCATCATTTACCCTAGCTTTTCTATCCATCCTGCACATAGCAGTTGTGCTTTTACCACTTCGTCTGCCTAAACAGCCAATAGTAAATCTGCTTTTGTTTTTAAATATTAAACTTTGATTGTAAGTTAACTGCATTAATCATCTTTAACATCTGGGTGAATTGACACTTGGGGTAATAGCGCAATAACATCATTGTTGGTATCCATATTACGTCTTGGTGGCAATAATCCATGTTGCATTCTGCCCAATACATTATCAAGCAATGTCATCCAAGCACCTGCCGATTTATGATCGCCCATAGCTTTTGCATTTTGAAACATTTCATAACAATCTTTGGCGACTTGAGCTGTAGCAACAAACGGGTTTATTTCTTCGTTAATGCAAGCATCAACCCACGCTTTTTGTTCACTTAAGGTGCTGTAATTTAAAACACCTCTAACTCTACCAACACCAAATTTGGGTTTAGTATTGTATCTTGGTTTAGTCATTTGCGTTTTCCGCTGTATTTACTGCTGTTTCTTTCTTTGATGCGGGTGTTTTTGATTTCATATATCTGCCTTTTCCTTAATTTTTATGCCCTATCACACATATTTATACGCAAATCAAAATAATTAGCGTTATAGTTAAAATAATGTTTGACTTATGCGTATAACTGCGTTATTATATTTTTACTTAACAAACAAGGAGAACAAATATGTTAAAGAACTTAACCACCAGTCAAATAGAGGATATACATGATATACTTGATGACATGAAAAACTTACCTCACCGTCAATTTAAGAAAAATCATTATGGTATGATTAAAATAATTGATAAAGCACGTCTTGATTTAAAGTGCTCAAATGGATTAGGTACACATTCGCATGATGATTTAATTGACACATTTAATATGAACTTTGTAGTAATTCCCAAAATACTGCGCCGTGTTAGCACACCCGCTTATACCAAAGATATTAAATTTGTAGAGCTAGTAGCGCATTATAACCAAAATGACGTAATGACTTATAATTTATGGAAATTAACTAGTTTTGCATTTTTCTATTGGAATGACAAGTATATTTGAGGAGAAACAAATGGCATTTGAACGAGAATTAAAAGAAAAAGTTGATACAATATTAACCAATACACCTGCAAAATATGTATTTCCCGTAATACACAGAAATGGTGAATTAGAAACAGAACTAGCGGACAATTTAGGTTATATAATATTAAAAATTAATAATCATCATGTGGATACTACAGATGGTATGTGTGATTATACTGTTAGTGGGTCAATTCTTTTTAGAGATAACACACAACTAACACAAATAGCCAACTTTAACTTAATGTTTGAAATAGAATATAACAGTGATGATGAGTTTATTACTATGATAAATCAAATGGATTTAACTTTAACAAAGTCGATTCAATCATTAAACGTATTATTAAAAATCACATAAGGAGAAATAATGAACAGTGAAGTAGCACAAAGAATGAGAGAATTAGGAATTAGCTTAAAAGATATTGGCTTTGTATTTGGTGTATGTGATAGAACAGTCAGCAAATACACAACATTACCTGTAAGCATACCAAAATACAAAAAGAAACGTAAACCAGGTGCAGGTGATATAAGCAGATTAATAAAGAGTGTTTAAGATTACAATATATGAATTCGTATTTTAAAAAGAATACCCATTAGCCTATTATAGGGCGTGTATCGTGAACATGTCCATTCTCCTTAAAGAAAAACAAATTCCTGCAGAAGTGCCTGGCTAAATGGGTCCATTGGTTAAGACGGGGCGATGCAGGGAATCAGCGCGGGAACTGCGAGAGTGCCACTTTTAATGCTTGACTTAACGCGCTAAGTGTGTATAATAAACATATAGCGCAACACAACGTTAGCGCATAGCAAAGAGGTACACAACATGGCACTGTATAAGACTGACAACAAACTTCCAGATGATGATTGGGAAAAGGAAATTGGGGAAGAACACAAAAACTTATATAACATCTACAAGCTAACTTATACGTTAAAAACCGTAAAAGAAACTGCGTAATAACAATATTAGAACAACAATCAAATAAGGAAATTAAAATGGCAGTTTATATTATAAATTATAAACCAGATGAGCCTGTAAAAAGGGCTAAAAGAAATAAGATTCATCAAGAACAAATAAAATGGTATTTGGAACATACAGATTTACCAATTGAAATAGTTGCTATGAACTATATTCAATCTGATTATATTAATCACCCAAGAATAACATACTTCACACATAAAGAACGCGCACTAGCTAATGAAGTAAGAGCATTATATTTTAAAGAACGCTTTTACAAACAGGAAAGTCCTTGGGCAATATTTGCGGATGATGATACTTATCTCTATAGTGAAAGTTGGGAAAAACATTGCGATGGTGCAACATTTATAAGAGATATTTGTAAGGATCCCAATAAATTTAATGATACACCCATAATATGGCCCGGTAAACCAAACGAACATCCATACTATCATAAAATAGAACCAGAATTATACAAAAACTACTTTGTGTTTGACAGAACTAAATTAGCCAAAACAAGTTTTTGCTTTGTTAGAAAAAGAAGTGACATAGTATTTTGGGAAGGAAGCAAAGAACGTTATGCAGGTGAAGAACTACAATTTTGTTACGACAATTATATAGCAGGTATTCCTTCCTATACTTGTTACAATATTGGTAAGAAACACGATGACAGTAACAACAGGGGTTGGATTGAGCTAGTTGACAACGTGGAGACTGAAAAGAATGACTTGTTTGAATTTGAAGTTACAGATAGTGTTACAAGTAGAGGTTTAAATAATTCAAATAAAAATTTAGATCAAAAATACAAAAAATTGGATTTTTATACTGATGGTAAAAAACATAATTTAGGTAAATTAGAACAATACATCCTTGCTCACCCAAAAAATATAAGGATTAAAAAATGAATAATATAACAATAAACTATAAAATATTAGTTGAGGAAAATAATAAAAAAAGAACTGTTAAAAAGTTTAAAACTGGATTTAGGGATTATGTTTTTATTCATAAGGACAAAGTATGATTACTCTAACAGGATCAGAAGGATTTATTGGTAGTGCAATTAAAACTGTATTACCTATATCTAAATCAATTGATTTAAAATTAGGATTAGATTATGGATCTATTTCCCTTAGTAAGGGAGTTTTAATTCATTGTGGTGCAACTGCTAATGTAGTTGATGCGGAAAACAACAAAGAACAAGCATATGAAAACAATGTGAAAAAAACTATAAAACTATTAGAAAATAACAATTGGGATAGGCTCATATTTTTTAGCAGTGCGGCAGCTAATAATGCAAGTGGCAGTTATTATGGTTATACCAAATTAACTATTGAAGAATACATTAAAAGCAATATACAGAATTATACAATAGTTAGACCCTATAATGTTGTAGGATATTATCCTGGTATTGAACAAATAAGCCCAAATAATTTAATTCCATCAATAAAGCGTAATATTATTAATCGAACAAAAATGCAAGTATATGGTAAAGGTGTGATACGAGATTATATTGATGTTATGGATGTTGCTAAAACTGTTCAATATATTATAAAAAATGATATAAAAGGCTGTTATGATTTATGTAGCGGTTTAGGAAGAACAACAGAAAGTGTGTTGCAAGACTTGTGTATTGATTATGAAGTAATGGATACTAGAATTGGAGATGCTAATAAATTGATAGGTCGTAAATATTTTGAAACAACAGTTGATTGGAATACTACGATAAAATGTTTAAAGGCTTATTTGAATGATTATGAATAATTATGGATATGATATGAATATGATTTGAATA